GTAAAATCGACAAGTATTTGGATCTATTCTCTCAACAGAATTTTGATGTTCTGTTTGTTACAGATCTTAACTTAGCAAAAGAGCAGTTAGAATTTCTGGGTAAAATGAAAAAACCCTCTAATAAGATATTTTATATTGATCATCATTCATATGAATTTGATGTTAAAGCCTTTTTAAATGAAAGAGGTATCACTTGTATACATGATCAACAGTACTCAGGATGTATGAATACATATAATTTTCTAACTAAAAATGGAAAGGATTTGACACATCTACAAGAATTGAATACCATAGTAGACACTTACGACCTTTGGAAGAAAAACGATCCAAAATTCATTACAGAATCTATTCCTCTTAATGATCTTTTCTGGACTTATGGATTGAATAAGTTTTATTCTAAATTTAGATATGGATATGCTCTTACAGATGAAGATAAAGAAGTCATAAGGAAAGTATCAAAAGAAAGAACTGAATATCTTACAGATGCAATTCAAAATTATTCACAACATTTTGAACAATCAAATTCAATTTTAATTTATAAACCAAGTCAACAATTTACAAATGACTTTACCATCTTTTATCCCCAATATGATATATACTTCATTATCAGAGAATCAAAAGATGGTAAGAGTTTTGTTAGTTTACGTATCAATGATCAATGTGATTTGACTATTCAACCTTTTTATAGTATTTTAAAAGAACGATACAAAGGTTCACTATTAGCAGGTGGTCACACTAAATCAGGTGGCATGACAGTTGACACAGAAAATCTAGAAAATTTTATAGAAGTTCTATTAGAAATTGCAGAGGAATTGAATACTCATGATTGATAACCTAAGTTTACGAATAGAAGAGTTAGCAGCAAAAGAAGGTTCTTATATTGATGCAATGCTTATTTTCACAGAAAAGTTTGGATATCAAGACTATGAAGAAGTCTTAGAAGTTCTCCATCCTCTAGTACTTCAAAAAATCAAGCAAGAATTTATCAGTAAAAAATACATTCCTGCTTTGCGAAACAAAAATTCAATTGAATTATTCTTTGAATAGACATAAATAAGAGTATAATTTTTAAAACTAATTTACTCACTCCGATGGAGCTGAGACATCAACCCTCTATATGAGCGGATACAAAGGAAAACAGAAACATGGCTAAGAAATTTTCTTTCGATTGGAACAAGGTTAAGGAAAACATTCAACAAGAATCACAAGCTAAGAAGTCCTACAAAGATGATCGTTTTTGGAAACATACTGTAGATGAAAACGGCGCATCACTCTCAATCATTCGCTTCCTACCAGACCAAGATGGAACCCCTTTCGTAAAGTATTACACTCATAACTTTGATTACATGATTGATGGTCAAAAGAAGTATTACATCAAAAATTGTATCAATACTTTTGGTTATGACAAAGAATGCCCTATCTGCAAAAAGAATATGGAATATTACAATTCTTCTTTTGAGTCAGATAAAGCTCTTTCCCGTAAGCGTGGTCGTAAACTAACTTTCGTTGCAAATATTCTTGTTATTAAGAACCCTAATGATCCTGAATCAGAAGGCAAAGTCTATCTTTATAAATTTGGTCAAAAGATTTATGACAAGATCAAAAATCTTATGTTCCCTTCAGACCAAGATCTTCAAGATCCAGATTTCGTAAGTTTTGTTCCTTTTGACCTTTATGATGGTGCTGACTTTAAGTTAAAAGTAGTTAAGCAAGGTGAGTTCCCTAATTACGACCAGAGTTCTTTTTCAGCACAGAAGCCTATCGGTGATGACAAAAAGATAGCTTCTATCATGGAAAAGACATATTTTCTAGCAGAATTTTCAGATCCTACAAATTACCCTTCAAATGAAGAAGTAATCAAAGTTCTAGGGGATCTTCTGGGTATCTCTACTCCAAAAGAAGAAGCTCCGAAGAAAGAACAGAAGAAAGAATCAAAAGTCGATGAAACTGATATTGAAGAAATTTCAGATACTTCGCTTCCTTTTACAACAGAAGATGAAACTTCTGATAGTATCGATGATGATGAAGAATTCTTTAAGAATCTATAATTGAAAGGTAAACTAACTAATGACTAACGAAGAACAAAAACAGATTTTTGAAGCGCTAAATGATTTCTATTGCGAAGTACATGACATTGATCCTAATAAAACAGATCTTACGTTTAACGAAGATAGTGGCATAATTGAAGGGTATGCATTCATGTTTCAATTTGAAGATGATGATATGCCAAACAACATTAGTTTTAATGACTCTATACCAACATCAGCAATCCTAAATTTAGCTGATACTATCATTCCTTATCTCGAAGATGCACTTGAAGAGCCTGTTATGATCTCAGAGTGTTTTGTTCCTGTGATCAACAAAAAAGGTGATTGCACAGGTCTTATGTTTGAAAGTGATTATGAGAAAGTTTGTAAAAAAACGAAAGTTCCAAAAGAATAGAAAAATTCTCATAGTTTGACTTGAAGGGAGATAGAAATATCTCCCTTTTCTTTTGAACTAAATATCTATAAAAACTATAGTGAGTTGATATGGCTAATGAAGTTTATTTTATGGATATAATGAAAACTGGTAAAGATTATACTGGTAAGAAAGATATCAGTATATTGACTAATGAACAAGCAGTTCTTGAAGCTGTTATGAATATTCTAAACACAGAACCTGGAACTCGGGTTATGAATCCTGAGTTCGGATGTAACCTTGAGAAATTTTTATTTGATTCAATCGATCCTATCACAGGTATATATATCAAAGAAGAAATAGAAAAAGCCTTAAATACATTTGAACAAAGAATTGAAAATTTAGTTGTAGATGTTATTCCAGATGAGGATAACAACACTTTTGAAATAAATATATATTTCAATATGAAAGTCCTTAAAACTCAACAAAATGTTTCTTTCACATTAGATAAAATAAGATAGAGGAATATATGTCAATTCAGTTTAGCACAAACCTTTTGAGATATGAAGATGTTAGACAACAAATAGTAAATTATCTACAAGACAATTCAGAATTCTCCTCAACATTTGATTGGACTGCTTCTAATATCTCATATATCATAGATACGATGTCTTATGTCACTATGTTGATGAGTTATCAGATAACGAACGTATCTAATAATAATTTTCTTGATACAACTAATCTCAGAAAGAATGCTGTATCAATTTCAAAGAATATGGGATATAAGCCAAAGCGAGTTATATCTTCTATGATAAATGGAACTTTGTCATATTATGATCCTAATCAAATCTTTACTACAGACTCTTATCTAACTATTCTCTCAAAGAGTTTATTCATATCTAATAGTGGTTATACATTTATTAACAATGAACCCATTACTTTAACTCTTTCTAATTCAAATCCTAATATTCTTACAGGCACATATACTATCAACGAAGGTATAGCTAAAGAATTTACAGCTTTTGGTACAGGGATGTCATATCAAACATTCCTTATTCCTTCTACAAAAGTTGAGGAGAATAGTTTAGAATTATATGTAAAGAAAACAACAGGTGATGATAATACCAAGGTTAAATGGACTGAAGTTAAAAATGCCTTTAACATAGTTGATTCAAATATATATTTTGTTGAAGAAGATATTGTTACAGAAGGTGTACCTAAAATTAAGTTTGGTGATGGAATCATAGGTAACTACCCTATGAACGATGAAACTATAATCGTAAAGTATACAGAGTCAAATGGTTCATTATCAAACGGTCAGTATATAACTTCTATACCAAAGGATTTAAACTCCTTCTCAAAATCTGATGACTTTACTCTAAACATCCAAAATTTTATTGACGTTGTAGATGAGACAAATATTTCTTATGGTGGAAAAGATCTTGAAACTTTAGAAGAGATAAAAGAATCAGCTCCTAGAGTGTATGCGTCTGCTGGAAGAGCTGTTACAAAGAATGACTTCTCAACTATTCTTGATTCTTATTCATATATCTTTAAAGGGAATGCAATTGGGGGTGAAGAATTATTTCCTGGTGATAGTACTAAATTAGGAAATATCTATCTATCTGCAGTTCCTTATATTAACTTTAGTAATTTTTTAGAAAATCAACAAATTTACTTAACAACAACACAAGAAGCTCTATTAAAATATGAGATAAAAAAATATAATGTACTTTCTACTAAGATTGACTTTTTTAAGCCTTCTTATATCTATATTGAACTAACACCTGAAGTAGAATTCAAAAATAACATTTCAGTATATGATGAAGTTTATACAAAAGAACAGATAGTATCTAATCTTAATTCATATTCAGAAAATAATTTTAGAGAATTTGGAACTTCTTTCAGAGGATCTAAACTTGTTTCTGAGATAGATAAATTATCAAATGTGGTTTCATCTAACATTAGTTCAAAATATTACTTTATCTTAAATAAAGATACTCTTTATGATACGAACAATGCTATAAACAACTACATATATCTACCAGTACAAATTAAGACTGTTGATTCATTTAGCAATCCTACTTCTTACTCAAGTCTTGTTCAAACAAACTTGGAGTATTCTACCTTATATAATATTCCAACTTCAGGTTCTTTTAATATTGATAAAAGAACGATTTACGGTCAAATATATCATCCTTTTGTTGATCGGTGGATTTATAATGAAGACACTGTTATAGATGGAAAAGCTAATACTGCATTAATTAAGTTATATGGAAAAAATAAGTTTTTCGAATTATATCGTTTTGAACCAAATTACGATAATAACTTTATTCCTTTGGATAAAATAAAAACTTTCTTTAATGGGACTGAAGAAATTTCTTTAGACATAGTGATTTCAAATGCTACATCTGGAAGTTATATATATGACAATTATTCATTCTCATATAATGGAACAGAAATTGGATCAGTAGTAAGAACATATAATAGAGATTACTTTAAAGGTTTAGTTTCTTTTGAGTCTGATATATATGAAACTCCTACAACAGGTATTTTTCATGAAGTGATTGATACAATTGCTGTTTCTGGATCTAATATGAATTTTACTCAATTAGAACCTAATGAATATATCATATACAATGAATCATTATCTGGTGGAATGTGGACTAAAACTATTTTCAAAGAAGAAATTTCTGCTGTTACGGATAGCGGATTATATACTGTTAATGAACATAATGATATCTATCTAACTGAAGGAACAGGTGATTTTGAAGGTTACCTAACTGAGTCGGTTTCAGCTGGTGATTATATCATATTCAATATAAATTCAGAATCAAATCCCATACACAAATGGGAAAAGTTGAATAGAAAATATCCTGCTCTTGATTGTTCAATGACCATTCCACCAAAAGCTATTGATTATGATATCAAAGTAGTTGAAGGGCTTGGACTTGCATCAACAAATTTTGGTGGCAGAACTTCAGCAACCTTTTATGATGATGATTTAATCTTCTATAATGCTTCTGCTACAGCTGAACAAGATAAATGGGTAAAATTAGTAAATGTTTCTGATACAGATGAAATGGAAGCGCTATTAGAAGTAACTGCAGCATCTGGTTCAGATTTAGAAATGATAGATTATCATCCTGCTTCTGGAGCTCAAATAGGTGACCTAAGAAGAGTGAAAGATATTGGTTCTTTCACGGGCTCTGAAGAACGAATCATTTGGCCTGTTAGTAATGAACTTGATCATATAGCTTACGTTAATGATGTTTTAGTCTATGTTGGAGAAGGTCAGTGGAGAATTTTTTCAAGATCCTTTGCTTCTCTTTATTCTATTGACGGAACAGAGTATTCTTCAATACCAATTGATTTAGAATACGGATATCTTTTTACTGTAGCTGGATCAGGTACATTTGATAATTCATTGATTATTGATTTCTTAGATGGGGATGAAATTGTCTATACAGATTTAGGTTGGATCAAATTAAGTTATATTGATTCTTTAGATTCTAGTCTTTCTTCAAATTTACCTGTTGTTGCTAATATAGGTGATGTTGTATTCATAAATGAAGATGGTGATTTCTTAGGGTCAACTTTAGTATATCCCCTTAATCAGCAGTTTGTAGATGGTGATTATATTATATTCACAGGACAATATTGGGTTCAGTTACGTGAGTATTCTTTCTTACCAACTCAACTTTCAAATGAGGAAACAGGTAAAGATTTACTTAATGATATGGGATTCAATTCTAAATTCTACTATGAGTATGATATTGATACCAAATTCTATAAATTTTACTTTGATGATATATACAGTGGTATAACCATAGGAACATTCCGTTATGATATAAATGATGATGAACTTGATTCATCCTCAAGATATGATGTAGGTAAAATTAAGTTTGATTCATTTGTTCAAGGTAAATTAGAATCAGTAACAACAACAGAATTGACACCTTTAAAAGAATTATTGAATTTTTACGATTCCGCTCACAAGAATGATATAATTCAAATCTTACCTAAGAACAAAAAAGATATCAACGATCTATTGTTGTTAGAAACAGAAGAAGATTTTGATGGATTGTTTAATCAAATGACGGTCATCTCAGTGAAAGAAATTGTGAAAAAATGATAATTGATCTTCTAACTCAAAAGAACAATCAGATCAAATGTAGCTTCTATGATTTTGTTTGTTCTACACTGAAGAAAAACTACTTTTCTATCAAAACTTTTGATGAAATCACTTCATGGAAGGTTGAAAGAAGCATTTCAACTGTATCATATACAGTTAGTTCTAATGATATTAGTTATTTAAAGGATATTGAATACAATGTAGTAGGTCAGTATCAAAATTTAAAGATAGAGTATAGTTTGGATTATATAAATTGGTCAGAATTAGAGTATGTTGTTATGGATTCTGTTATCTATAAGAAGATAGCTGAACAATATCTAAACCTAGATACAAATGAATTTATAGAATATGATCCAGAAATGCTTTATTGCTTCAAAAAATACAATAAATATAGTAGAGAAGAAGAATATCTATACACTAATCATTCTTTTAAATTTATTAGATTTACTTTTTCAAATGTAGTTTCTACAACAGAGTTTCCTCTTAAATTTGTTAGTCTTTCAATCTTTATAGATGAAGAGTTTAATGAGTTATACCTTAATAAGGCTATTCTAAGTATAAGATCAAATATGTTTTATAATTCAAGAGTATTTGAAGATTATACTTTCTTCCCTGATGTAATTAGGAATTATATGAAAATGCTTGAAACAAATAATGATATAGGGTGTTGTTCTGATTATATCACTACTAAACTTCAAAAATCTACTATATCTATAGAAAACATTCAACTATGAATTTCTCTACAAATAACTATATAACCTCTAATGATAATATAATCATTAACAGTGCCTCTAATATCTCTTCTATTGAAGAAGGATCTATATCCTTATTTAAGTATACTGATACATTTAACCCGATAGAATTTACATATGAATATACTTCAAAAGTTATAACTTTAACGGCAGCTCTTGAAGAAAATCAAGTCTATTATGTTGTTCTACAAAATATCACATTGAGTAACGAAACTTTAATAACAAAAGAGATTATTAAAGTTTATGTTGAAACATCATCTGCTATAAGAAATACAAATGACCTATACTATCAATTACAAACTTTATCTAAGTTTAACTCTATTAAAGATATCTTACTTAACAGTGATAACAAAAACTTTAAGTTCAATCCTGTTTCTTATAACACAGATTCAGGAAAGTATAACTATATAAAGTCAAGTGGAGTTAAAGCAGAAGTAGAAGAATCAATTACAGATACTGCAAGAGATCTTTTCATAAATCAATATGCAAGTGAATATCGAAATTATTTTAATGATATTATAAACAGGGATAAAATTAATACAGGATATACTTTAACAGAAGATAGTATCAAACAACTGAATCTTCTAGTATTAGAAAATATATCCAGATTAAACTGTTTAAAGGGTACCAAGAAATTGATGGAGTATGTTCTAGGTATCTATGCAAGGGTTTTCAATTATCAATTGATTTCAGTTGTTGAGGATAGGAATTTTAACTTCCTCTATAGAATTTCTACTTCTATTCCAAAGGACTTTTGGATAAAGAATATAAAACCTATAGTCCACCCTTGTGGATGGTTTGATGTCTATAATTACATTGATTCTATTTTAGCAGATCAGATAGTTGACTACTCTAAGAATAGAACTGACCTGAAAAAATACATAAGAGAGAATTTTGCTATAGATACAGTTTCTAACTTAGAAGCTGATTATATTCAAAGAAATTCTTTGCTCAAAGAATTTATACATCTCTATGGGAATATAAACCCAGAATATGTGGTTGCTCATGAAACTGAAAGTCATAATGCTTGTCATTTTGCAGGTGTCTACGGGGAAGCTAAATTCAATATAAATTGGGGGATTGAACGCAACCCTTGGCAATATTACTTGGATGGTATTGATAAAGAAGTATACGATTATAAGAATTATAAATTCTTTAATGATAGGACTACAAATTCTTATGATATCAAATATAAGACTCCTGGTATAGGCATTGAGTATATTTGGAGAACTTTTCAACGAAATAAACTAATAAAAGTTGATAGAACTCCTTTTGCTAATTATTCTATAGATTTTGATCAATTTGGTTCTGATGAAGATTACAGAGTTGAATTGAGTTTGAAAAGATATAATTGGGAAAAGACAGTATATAGATATGATTCAACAAATTTATATACCTATAAAGCAATAACACAAAATTGGACTAATCACGCATCAAAAACAAAATACCTAGATATTGTAGCTGGTAATTTGATGGGTGAAAATTATGATTCATGTTCCCTAGAATCATTAGGATCTGATTACAATAACAACACAATTTCAATTAAAAATATTCAAAGTTATACTTTCTTTGATAATTATATTAAAGAATTAGCATTCAAAACTGAATTTGATCCTGATCCACAGATCTATAAAATTGAAACTGAAGAGATAGATTCCCTTATTAGAATAAAAATATCATATAAAAAAGTAGGGGTAGCACTCAAATATATTTGGAACATAATTAAAGAAGAAGTTGTTCAGAGAATTGAAACTACCTACCTTAATTTTGTAGAATTTTATATTCCAAAAGAAGAAATTGGATTATATAAGATAACTCTTTCAATTGAAAATAAAGAAATTAAATATGATCTTACTAACTTTGTTATTTTTGCTCTAAGAGAGTTAAACAAAACTAAACCTTATATATGCAGATTAACATATAAACCCAATTATATGATGTATCCGTTGATTGCTAATATAGATAGTTTAACTATAGGATCATTTGCTACTGAATTCATAAATAATGAAGTGAAAACACAATATATCTTAGATTATTCATTTGCTGTATCAGGAACAACAAAACCTGAATTCATTACCGAAGTTGATCAGCTTTCAAATATATCAGTATCAACTGTAGATAAATCTACATATAATGAACATACTATAAAATTTATAAAACCAGGTATAGCTCTACTATATCAATGGAATATTTTAAAGGATTCTATACCTATAAATAGTTATGAAACATTCTTTAATGAATTAAAAATATCACTTCCTAAAGAATCATATGAAGTGGAATTGGTATTAAAAAATCAAGACTTTTCTTATACTCTAACAAATAAACTTTCACTGTAGGGAAATAACTTATGGCTCAATTTAATTTTTTAAGTGGTAGTTCAATAGACAATGTGACAAACTTTGTATTTGACGCTCTTCAATCTGGGGATTCATATATAGGTTATGCTAAAGGGGTTCCTGAAATGCAATGGGGAATCAATGCACTTGTCTATATAGATCACACAGAAGTAAACAATATTTCTTCTTTTCCTAGTTCGGCTGTAGCAAAAGGAACTGATACTTACACTTCAAATAAATTCTTTGATCTAAATTCAGTTTCACTTATATCTGGAGCTAATGACACTAACAGAGAAGTTTTCATTGGAAAAGTAGCTAATACAGATACAAGTATGTCTAATGTAGAATACTTCGATTCTAGTGAGATAGGTTCACTTAAACTTTCTTATATCGGAAAAAATTGGGCTGTTATAGAAGGTCTATCAAGATATTATTATAATTTAATGACTGTTTCAGCTAGTGCATCTTACTATGTATTTAATTTCAATAAAAATAAATTAATTGCTTGTAAGATAATGAGTAAGAGTTTTGTAAATATTCCTTACTATACAACAAATTGTAATCTTTATATTAAAAAAGATGGTGAATCAGACTTCACTTTAATTAAAACAAATATTCAACGAACAATCAATATAATCGGTGAATCATATGTTTCTGGATTGAATGCTCCAGAAAATATTGAAGTAGGTGATTTAGATATCATCTTCAGTGAAAGTATTTCTGGAACAACTCATAAGAGTGATATGCTTACTGCTACTTTCTTATTAAAGGATGAATCAGGTAATATTCTAATTGATAATATGTCTTTTGTTGACCCAGAAGTTGGTAACCCATCAGGTCTTTATACTGAAATATCTTCTTTAGGATCTGGTTCAAAATACCTTACATTTAAGTATCCTTATGTAAATTCTGAATTACAATATATCAAATTTATGATAGGATCAAAACAAAATAATGAATTAGCTATCTGGAATGAAGTTCTTCCTTTTGATACAGCTATTCCAACATCAGACTCAAATCCACCTGGATTAGATGTGTCATACTTAAAAAATCCATTATTTGCTAAATCTATTTTTGATATTAAAGGTATCATAAAGATTGAACCAACTGATGTTGAATTTGTTAAAGAAATGTTTAATGACACAGAAAAAACAACTTATCAAGATCTAGGTTTTGAAATTGAAACAATTGATCTAACAGGACCTAATACAGAACATTTGGGTATTATTCGTTTATTCACCCAAGCGGGTTCTGCCACTTCTGTTATTCCTCTGAATGATTTCCATACATTTGTTGTCGGTGATGTTATCGAAGATCCTATTGTAGAAGGAATGAATTATACTGTTATTGGGGTAGATTATAGTTTTGGATCTGCTTCAATCGTTTTAAATAAGGCTCTTGTTTCTGACCTAGCTAAAAATTATGTTTTAACCTCTACTCCTTCAGATATTAGTGCAAGAGTTACACTAGCAAAAACATCAGACAAAGAGAAAGCACTAAAACATGGTCTTCCTTCAGTGTTAATTTCTAAATCAGTTGATCTTACTGGTATTAATTCACCTACTGAAGATATCTACAGACAATTATTCATATCATATAAACCAAAAGATAACACAAATACAGTTTGTACCGATACAATCTACAGAGATATGTTTGATATAAATAATTTTGAGTATCATACTGGAACAGTTCTTTATGTATCAAATAAGATTCCAGTTTATCGTAAGTGGGCCAACATTGCTGAGGAATTCAAAATTATTCTATAGGATAAATTATGCCAATAGTTCCAAACACAAATCAAAGATATCAAGTAGCAGACAGTAGTTCTGTCTATAATATGAAACAAAGCTTCAATAAATTTATTGAAGCTTTCGCACAACTAGAACAAAAAAACTTAGTTGATAATAACTTTTTCAACTATATAAACCCAGGTCCATCTGGGAGTCCTGTAAATTCTCTTGTTTTTTGGGATAGTAGTTTAGTTTCTAGTATTTCATATTCTGAAATTAATAAAACGATGTCAGCTAATTTTGGATCTGAAGGATATCTTAAACAAAACATTCAAACAAAACTTCTACCTAATGAAAATTATACAATAGTTTTGTTTAGTAATGCTCCTGCTTCTGGTATCAAATTAACTGTTGAAGCTGCCTCAGGAAATCAGATCTATAATCTTCATGATTCAATGGAGCTAAATTCAGCTACAACTACTCTCGATCAATCATCTGACGTTCAAAAGCATGTTCTACAATTTTCTACAAATGCTACTGCTTTAGAAGGAGATGTTTGGGTTAAGATTGTTAATACAGGTTCTGGTGCTCAAGTTATTACTTTTAGACATATTATGGTCTATAAGGGACTAATTGAATTAGCTGGCTTACCTTATATCGGTGCTAATAATGCTTTCCTTGATGATATTAACTACGATTATGAAGTTCAGAAGTGGGCTCTAAGAAGAGGTGGTTCTGATGATTGGGGCTGGATTGCTACAGAAGCAGATTTAGAAGATATTCTAGCTGCATTAGAAGCTGCAGGAGTTTGGGTTCCATCTGGTTTACTTCCTCATAAAGGGCAGTCTTTTATTGATGGAGCTACTTTTGAAGGGTCAGTTGTATCAGGAGATGCAGTTTATAAAAATGATGATGGAAATTATTATAAAGCTATTTCAAATGGTTTAGCTGAATCAAAATATGTAGGTATAGCAGATGTTTCAACTTCAAGAGTCACATCAACAGGTTTCTTAGATACTGCCTATACAGGTTTTGCTAATCAAGCAAATGTTTATCTTTCAGCTACAGTTGCAGGTCAACTAACAACTACTGAAACTGAAATTCAAGTAGGTATGTCACTCGGCAACGGAGTTATTCTCTTTGGTTCTTCAACTGCTGGTGGAACAAGTGGATCTTCAACAACTATTATAACTGCTGAAGATTCAAGTTATGAATTTCTTTTAAATTCATTACCATTTAATGAATGCTGGTACAATATTTTTAATAAGTCTATTAATCCAGTTACACTAGGTGGAAGTCCTCTACCTACTTGGAGTTCAACTGATAGCTCTTACAGTGGATCAACTGGTTCAACTCTAACTACTATTCCTGTTTCAGGAGCAGATACTTATTATAAATTCTTAAATCACTTAGATAAAGATGATAGTTTAAATGTTACTTCTGAATATTCATTAAATGGAACTAATTGGATTGCTTTCGATTTAGATGAAATAACAACTGTTTCAGCTTCAGGTGGTTATACTGTTCTATATATTAAATATACTTGGGTAGATTCAGGTAAAGTTTATTCTACTGGAACATTCTACGATGATGCAAATACTATATCACTTACTTCAACAGAAACTAGAATTTCTGAAATTCTTTCACTAGCAAGTTCCGCTGCTTCTGGAGCAATTCTAACTGCTCCTAATGGAATGTCTTTCACACATAATAATAAATCTTTAGAATTATTTCAAAATGGTCAGAGATTATATGCAGGTGTAGATTATGTAGAACTTGATAATGTTAGAATCCAACTTCTTATCAATGCAGAATCAGGTGATAAATTCCTATTCACAGAGAAATTTGGATATTATGATTCTTCTGTTGATAACCAAGCCAGATTGAATTTAGAACACGATTTAGATGGTAGTCATAATTTTACTGCAACAGGTATTTTAGAATTACCTACAGGAACAACAGGTAATAGACCAGCAGCAACTGCATCAAGAATTAGATTTAATACAGACTTAAATAAAGCTGAAATAGCAAATGGCTCTACTTGGGGACCTGTAGGCGGCGGTGCTACTGGTGGTGGATCTGATGAAATATTTGTTGAAAACGGTCAAACAATAACAACAAATTATACAATTACATCAGGAAAAAATGCACTAACTACAGGACCAATAAATATTGACGATGGTGTAATTGTTACAATTCCTGATGGATCAAGGTGGCTAATTTTATGAGTTTAATATTAAATGGAAGTGGAACCATAGAAGGTTTAGTTGCAGGTGGATTACCTGATGCAACAATTACAAATGAAGATTTAGTTGGAAATATAACAAATTCTAAGCTAGCCTTTGACGGTGGAGCGTTATCTGGATTTAGAAACAGATTGATCAATGGTGGATTTGATGTATGGCAAAGAGCAACCTCAGGAATAGGAACTACATATAATTTCATTTCTGATAGATGGGCGGTTGTTAGAAGTAATAATAGTGCGGGAATGAGTACGGGTAGAAGCACAGATGTCCCAGTAGGGTTTCAATATAGTCAAAAAATACAAAGAGATTCTGGAAATACAAGTATTGATGCTTTATATATTTCTCAGATAATAGAAACCGTTAATTCGATTCCATTAGCAGGTAAAACTGTAACACTCTCTTTTTATGGTAAATCTGGAACGACTAAAACTGGAAATTTAAGTGCTTACTTACATAGTGGGACTGGAATAGATCAAGCAGGAAATAATATAACACTTTGGTCAGGTTTTGCTCTTCTTAAGAGTACAGCGATTGCATCGACTACTACTTGGACAAGATATGAATCAACTGTAGCTGTACCATTGACAGTGAAACAACTTTCTGTGCAGTTTGCTTATATTCCAACTGGTACAGCAGGGGTGGATGACTCGGTTTATATCACTGGTGTGCAACTAGAAGAAGGTTCTGTAGCAACACCATTCGAACACCGCCCGTATGGTACTGAGTTGGTTTTGTGTCAGAGATATTATGAAAAGTCGTTTCAAATGGCTGTTGCCCCTGCACAAAATGCAGGTACTGGCAGTGCTACATTCTTAACGCAAGCTGTTGCTGCAAGCACAGGTGCTTACTATTCCCCCATAAGTTTCAAGACTCTAAAACGTGCTACACCAACAGCGATAACGCTGTACAATCCCGGTGCAGCTAATGCACAGATGCGTAACTACACAACAGGCACTGACTTTACTAGCACAGTATTGGGAGTAACAAACGAGCGAGAGTTCCAAGTAGTGGCAACATCACCAGCAGGATCAGCAATAGGTAATCAGATAGCACTCTCATGGACAGCGGAGGCAGAACTATGAGTTACAAATTAACAACCGGATGGCCTCAACATATTGAGACAAGTGCTTTCGTAAATCCCGAGACTAATGAAGCCTATCTCCAATGGCTCTCCGAAGGTAACACGCCTGAACCTGCTGACCCTGTGCCGAATCCACGCATAGCAGAGATTAAGAACGAGTTAGTAGCACTGGACATTAAACGTATCAGACCTGTTGCAGAGGGAGACACAGCTTTCCTTGCCACGCTTAATGCTCAAGCTCTTGCTTTAAGGACTGAGCTACAGGGGCTATTATGACACTCGGTATTCTTAGATACCTGCTGATGCTGCCTATTTTCATTCTGGCTACGGTAGCAACATACGTTCTTGCTCCATTCCTTGTCCTATTTCAAAAGGACGGCTGGCTTCCTTCATGGTGTTGGTGGTTCCAAACGTGGGATAACTCCTTGGACGGTGACAACGGCTGGCAGACTGAGCATAGGCCGTGGCTATCAACTCCATATGCTCAACTGAGTGGATGGCAGGTTTGGGTATGCCGATTCATGTGGCTATGGCGCAACCCTGCCTATGGGTTTG